CACTTTTATACGATGCCCCTCTAAGTTGAATCACAGCCCCTCTTTGAGAGTCAGTAAAAATTTGTCATAACCCCATGATACAAAACTCTACAGGGTTTGAGCTTATTCCAAAATTTTCAAGTCTAGCTATTTGAGTTCCTAAAACCTCTGGAACTGAAGTAAGGGCAGAGCCTCCCACTGCATCTGATAGTAAATTTTTACCAGCTAGTACATATGATATTTTATCTTCTTGTAAAGTTAATATGTCAGTCTCTCTTGCAAATAATATTTGAACAGAACCAAATGAGTCTTCTAATGGCTTAAAGTTTAGTAAGCCAAGGTTGAACTCATTTAATTTATTTACGTTGCTCTCGTCATTATAAACACCGCTGTATGTTAAGTCTGCAAATCTATCGGCTTCTTTGTATTCAATACTTGATGTTGAGGTTACTCTGTTACCTAGATTAAATGTTTTACCTGAAATTGAATCTCTTATTTTATAGCTCTCAACTCCATTTCCAAAAGCAAAGCAGTTAAAAAATTCAGTATTAACTATAGCTGGTACGTTAGTTCCAAAGTTTTGATTTTGCACATTTCCTAAGTGCTCTCCATTCTCACCTATGCCAAATGATAAATTATTCTCATACCATACATCTGGCAATGAATCAGAAGGCTCAGTCTCAAAAACAAGAGTTCTGTCTGCTCTATATATTGTAAATTCAGCCTCTACGCTTGAGCGTCTTTTATCTCCAGCTCCTATTCCACTGCATCTTCTAGTTCCTGTTATTAGCAAAAATAACTGATTAGTTGAGGTGTTCCTGTAAAACCTGTAATAATTGGTAGCTCCAGCCACGCTTATTACTGAATTACCAGGGGTAGCTAAACTATTAGGAGGAGCTGTAGTTCCACTAGCAAGTGTTTCGTCATAAGAATTTGTTATGCCTTCATCGTTGCTACCTACATTTTGTATTCCATCATTTAGTATATTTTCAATGTTATCTCCATTGAACCAATCCTGCATACTGTCGTAATCCTGAGAAGACGTAATTGTTATTTCTCCAAGCTCATATATTCTTCTTTCACAAGACCTATTACCATCTCCCGGCCCTAGTCTTTGTTGTTTTATTCTAAGAATTATTCTACTACCAGAGGGGACTGTATAATCAATGTATTGCCCTGAGTTTGCAGGGTCTGGTATATTCATTGGATATGCTAAAATAGGAAACTTGTCCTTTGCATTTTCATCTATTGACTTTTTGCCTAAAGCAACTACTGAGTTTTGCTCTTGAACAACCGTGAAGTTACTAGGATTAATTTTCATGTACACACCAGTTGGCACAGGTATAATTAAGGGCGTATCAGGAGCAGGGTCTGGTTGAATGTCGGAAGGTATTTCAATGAAGTTCTCCTGTTTAGATTCTTTCTCAAGCACAGTGGCATATACGCAGTTTTGCGTAACACCAACTGAATCTCTTTTTACAATAAGCCTATCACCTTCTTGTATTTTAGCTGCATTCTCGCCTTCTAATAAAAAGTAAGCTGCGTTGCTTTGAGGGTCTTCAAAGAATATATTACTATATATGGTTTCGTAAGTATCTTCCTCTGGCTTTATTACAATTTATATCTGCTTGCCCATAAAGGAGCAACCTGTGAAATTGGTATATTTACTGTATTGAGTTCTTATTGTCAGAATTTGAACAAGGCACTTTAATGGTATTATTAGGACTTAACTAAAGCTGTTGAAGCTCTATTGTAATCATCCATATAAACAATGCCCACCTCATAGCCTCTATTACTATGAAGACTTCTTGGGTTTGCTACTTCTTGATAATAAGCTTCAGAAAATATAATCTCATAATATTCATATACATTCTGAGTAGGCGTTGCTACGTCATTAACATAACGCATAGCTTGAAACTGTAATCCAATCTGAGTACTGCCAGGAGTTGTTATTATTTGTATTGGCTCACCATTGTCAAATATACCACTTGATAGTTTTGTTAAAGCGTCAAGATTATTAGGTAAGGCACAGTTTACTTGGTCTGTAAGAGTAGTACCATCACATGAGTCAGCTACTGTTTGTATATTTGTTAAGTTTCCTATTTTCTCTATAAAATCATTACTTGTAGCTAATGCGTATACTGAGCTAAAGTCAGAAAGCAATACATAGCTAAATGATATATTAACATTGGTTGTAGTCTCAGTAGGAAAAGGAGTGTCTCCAGCAAAATCGCTATGAGACAATCTAACTTCTAAAGATATACCACCTCCTTGTGTTAGCTCTACACCGTCTAAGTCAAATAAAACAACACAATTAGGAACTGACTTTCCTATACCGCCTATATTATAAACGCCACTCTCCGTTGAGTCAACAAGGTCAGTCTCTCCTATTTCTTCAGATATTAATTTAGTACTATACTCAATTCTTGTTTTGTTACCAGCACTGTCTAGCATATTATAGCCATCAACGTAGTTACCATATACAAGCCTATTGCCCATTATAGTTTGAGCTTTAGCAAATCTAGGAACATTGTCATAAAGCCTTAATATCTCAGTATCAGGGAGCACTGTAAATATTTTGCTGTTTGTAAATGTGTATGTGTATTCTGTATTGTCTGAATAACCAAGTTGCTCTTTATCTAGCTTCTCAATTACTTTTATTAAAGAAGTTTGATTCTCTTTAAATAGCAGGTCAATACCAACTACAAGAGGACCTCCTGAATTAAAAGTTATTATACTGCTATTTGTAGCGTTTGTCATTCCCTCATTTAAGTAGCTATTAAAACTAAAGTCAAATGGTTTAGGAATAAAAGAAGGCTCACTAAATTGTGATGTAGCTGAATACTCACCGTCCTCGTATTTGTATCTATATGCAAATGACACAAACCTACTATCAAGAAAAGTGTTTTGGTCTCCTGTCTTTATTGGCTGTATTGCAGGAGACTCAATAGGAGACGCTTAATACCAAAATAGACTCAGCACTAAACTGGTCGATATTACTAACAGGATTTAAGTATTTTTCTCTTTATGTTTATTACTCTAGGAGGATTTTTATCATCTGTAAAAAACAATAAGTTATCTACAATATCAACTCCTGTTATTGAGTATTGATTGTCAAAGTTTAAAGTAGTATTTATTCCATTGCCATCGTCAATGCTAATAACGTGGTACGTTAGGTTTTTACTGATAGTATTATATGATACTATTAAATCTAATTTACCTGTAGCTCCAATTCCAAAGCTTGAGTCGTGTATAAACCAATACATAGTATCTCGACCTCCATCATCAATAGCTCCTATACATCTTGCATTTTCACTAAGAGGTGTTCCATCTATGTATTGCAAAACCGTTAAAGCCTCGTTACCTTTTGTATTCTCAACAGAACCTATATCTGATTGTTCGGTAGAGCCTAGCCTTACGTTTAACGCATCAATATATTCACCGTTTGGAATAAGTCTCTCATTGAGGCTTTTATTCATTCGGCCAGCTATAAAGTTTCTTTGGATATTCGCCATATTACTTAATCCACTTGTTTTGTCCTCTCAAATTCATTAATAATCTTCCTGGGTGTATATTGCTCATTCTTATTCTAGCGTTCCTTAGAAGCGCTGATTTGTCTTTCTTGGCCCTATTAACAATATACTCCTGTACATTAAACTTACTATTAAGTATAGAATACTTTATATAGGCGTATATGTATTCCTCAAACAACTTGTTAACGCTTATTAACGAGTTGTCTCCATTTTCCATACCATCTGATATGTACTCAAGTATACAGCTCTCATTAGCCATGGTAGAGTCAAAGTTAATAACTCCTGACTTTTTGTCAATCTTAAAGGTAGGATTGAAGTTAGCGGTCTCAGTATTTAAACCATAAGCCCCCCCAATGCTATATTCTTTATACCCACTATAGTTATCCTCGTAAGAGTCTTCGTCCTGAGAACCATTTGATTTGTTTAAGTATATGCTATTTTGCTGCCCAGACTTCCTCTGCTCGTCTAAGAGCGACTCTTTTGTTATGACATTACCTTGACCATCAAATGTAAGAGAACCGTCACTAGATTGGATATATGCCTTTGCAGTGTTTAGTTGTATGTTTTCAGTAAGTGGTCTAATAAGACCGTCTTTGTATAATGAAATTCTAACCCAGTTTACATAATCGGAAGGCAATATAAATCTAAGGCTATCATTAACATTTAGCTCTAGTGCTTTTATTTCCTTAAAGGCATCATAGTTTAGTTCTTGAATACCTCTCTTTGCGTGAAAACAAAACCTTATATCGGTCTGTGTTGTTAACTAGCGAGTGGTTTCCAGAATACATTAGTAAGAAATTATTTACAATGTCGTTCAAACTTACGTACTGATAAGACCCCCAATTAGTATCTTCAGGCGCAAAGCCTCCATTTTCGTAGTATTGATATTGCGATATATATGTCATGTCTTATTATTATTGTTGATTCTGAGTTTGCTCTTCTATTTTTCCAAATTGAAATACATCAGTATCCCTAATTGATATGCCAGAGTATTGTAAAATTTTTAGCAACAAGTTTAGGTTCATCTTCAATAGGTAACTCAAAGTCTTGATAGTCTGATTGTGTTTGGTCAAATATTGGCTCTCCTCCTAATATACTAATGTAAGTCCACTTAGGGTCTTTAGGGTATCTAATATACTGTGCTTGTATATCTGTAGCTCCATTAAATGTAGATGGATATACAGTAAGTAAATCTGCTTCTTGTGTGTATGCTGGGTAAGATGCAGAAGGCTTTGTTAAAAGAGAATTATTAAGCATAGTAATTTTACTGTGCGAAACTTTTTCTGCTTCTCCTTTAAATACACTTTGGGAAAAACAAAGTACTTTGTTTAATAAATAATAGTCATGCCCAGTAGTTGTTATTGAAGGAAGTGAATATATATTTAGTGAGCTTTGTGTTAAGCTTCCTGTAACTGAAAAGCTATCTATAACCTCTTCAATATTTTTAGTTATATCAGCGTACTCAGTACCCGACATTCTCGCATTCTCTTTGTTTATCTGATTGTTAAAACTTGAAATGTAACTATCAAATATATCTAACTGAGCTTGCTTAGCAAACAAGTTAAAGTCGGATGGAGATATGTATCCGTAATTATTTTTATTTAATACAGCAAGTACTGTATTTCTAACAGAGTTTATCATCGTAAACTTTTTTTACAAAGATAACAAAAAAAAGAGGTGCTCCTTTTTTGGAACACCTCTTAACTCTTTGTATATAAAGGATATTAAGACTCTAATATATTCTCTAAAAACATCAAAACCTCTACACCATCTTCAGTTAGAAAATAATCTACTACCGCTTCTTTTCCATTTGCATTAAATGGCACGTTTATCATTTTATTTTTCTTAGCTGCTGTATTAATCCAGACTTCTCTGTTCTTATTTCTAAATGACAATAACTTCTCATCGAATAACAACTGTACTTTAGATTGTAATTTCAACATAGGGTCTTTAAGCATATTCAAGAAAGTCTCTGGTTCTTTTCGTGCAAAAACTAAGATTTCTCTTTTAATTTCAGCTCCACTAATCTTGCTAATGTCTCTGTTTAGTAATACTCTACCTATGGATTCTACTTGTTCTAAAGATAGTTGTCTTGCTTCAATTAAAGCATCTGCCTCTAAATTCATTTTATCAACTACAGCTTGAGCATCTTTCTCTTCGTCCATCTCGGTAAATTTAATACCATTAAGTGGATGATAGTAAAGGAACTCTTGCAGTACTTGGTTTGTTCTTTGAACTCTTAAAAACCCATCTTCAAAGATAACTGGGTCTAGTATGGCATTGCCATCTTGTTCATCTTCAAAAGGAGTTCTTTGATTTTTAGCATAACGAAGTGGTCGGTTGATACCTGTTTTTCGTCAAACCATAATAAAGGAAATCTTTTTGAGTTTCTTGTTGGAAGCATAAAAGAAAGGGGTGCTGCTTCTCTAGTTAACTTGTAGACCTTGTCTACGAATTGTGCTTGCTTAGTCATAAATTTTAATTTGATTTAATAAATAAAAATTACCCCTGTCATTACAACAGGGATAATAATTTTAATATACTACTCTTGGAATAAGAAGAAGTTGTTTGCACCTAAAGTACATACAGCTCTCTCAGACAAGAAGTGTACCTCCATAGCATCTAAGCTAGAAGTTTGTGCACCACCAGCAGAACCAGTAATCCACGTTTTGTAACGTCTGTCTTCAGTTTCTGAAGCTCTATAACGAACATGTAAGAAAGGACGCTTAGCGTTCTTACCTAAGATTTGATCGTAAACTGTAGTTGAACCAGCAGGAACTAAAAGTCCGTTGATTTTTCCAGCTTGAAGACCACCTCTCATAGTAGGATCGTTTAAGTATTTCCAGTCAGACTTGTAGAAATCGTAACCTCTACGGAATCCTGTAAAACCTAAGTTCAACGCCATGTCTTTATCATTATCAAAAAGACCATAAGATGTTCCACCCGCTCCATAAGAGTTTTGAGCAGCTAACATATCGTCAATATCAAATGAGAATTGTCTGTTAACGAAGATTACATTCTCTTCAATAGCACCTTGCTTGTCAAGTCTTTGAATTACTTGGTCAAACTGCGCTAAAGTAGTTGGGTTTCCTCCACCAAAAACATTTCCTCTATTTCCTACAACGTAGAAAATACCGTCAGAACCTGAAAGGTTTGCTACACCTGCACCAACTCCTACACCTTGTAAGAAATCTGCTGCACCAGAAGCTGCTGCTGCTGGAACTGCTTCCACCATAGCTGTTTCTAAGTAATCTTCAAAACGAAGTCTTGTGTCATGTTCAGATTTCAAATACCATAGGTATCCAGTTGCACCGTTTTCACCTGTAACTTCAATCCATCCAATTTGAGCCATGTCAGAACCAGAAACAGAATATTTGTCCTTGATAATAATTGGCTTGTTGTCGAAGATAAAGTCATCAGACTCATTAGAACCTACCATTCCGTTAGTTCCTTTTGCGAACTCAGAACCATAGATAAAAATATCACAACTTACATTTGCTGCTACTGATTGTCCACCTGCATCATAATACGCTACCGTAAAAGTCCCTGGCGCTGCTGGCGTCGGAGCTGTTTTGATAATCGCTTTATTCTGTTTTGTAGATCCTGGCGTGTTGTCAAGG